CATCTATTTCATGGCTAAACAATCGGCACATGGCATTTATAATGAAACAAAACGGTGGTTCTTCTGGGTCGTAGTAAACCAGGTCAATAACTGGTATTCGTTCATCAACAATAGCGTCTAGTATTTCTTCTGGATGTTCCATAAGGTCAGTTGGAACATATAAGTAGTCATCTTCGTTTATATCCGCATACAATCCATGTATAAGAGTTTCACCAGTAAAGTACATTGTGTTGTCTTTGTCGAACTCATATCGTTCACCGAATATATTTACATACATAATTAACTCACATAGTCATTATATAATTTCTGGTGATTACGTCCTCTGCACCATGAACCACAATCCATACACTGGTATCTTCTGTATCTGCCTGTTTTATTAGTAGCAAATCCACGAGCTTGTAAGTTAGTGCCAGCGCAAACAACACAACCATCTGGTACGTCCATGAATATGTTGGCAGGAGCTTTCGTACCCCAGCCCCTGAGTTTAAGATATATCTGTTCAGTAACTACTACGTCCTGTTTATTGTATTTCTTCATAGTAGCCCACGCTTTCTTCTCTCCAGCGACACACTTCTTCCAAGTCTCAAAGCCCCCAGGAGAGCCCTTATCTTCTACTTTTAGGTATTTAGCAAGGTCAGATAGCTTATTAGATGTGAATGCGAAGTGTTTTTTAGCCATACGTTTGGTGTCTTCTTGTATAAACGGTGATGGTCGAGTAAGTCCATGTTGGATAAATCGAGCGTTAGATTTCTTGTCGTCGAAACTCATACTATTATGCCCGATAATCACGTCCGCCTCATCAAATAGCTTCCATAGCGCTTTACATACGTTCTTGTCGTTATTCACACCTGGTCTGTAGTCCCTGAAGTCGTCTTGCGCTACCACATGGGTCTTCTTTTCTCCCAGCCACTTATAGGCGAAGCAAAGTATCTGCCAATCCTCGATTACCTCTATAGCGTTCTGTTCCCATATCCCCCAGTTATACGATATTATCGGACTCGTCTCTATGTCGTACAGAAGAAACTTATTGTTTTTCATACCTTTCCACACCCCCTAAAAATATAAAAGCAGCCTGAAGCTGCATGTTATTTGCTATTCGTAACGCTTGGTCTGCTATGTTCGGGCGCTGGTCGTCCATAGCTACGCCTGAAAAAAAGTTGCTTAATTCCTCGAACCTCTTATACATATCTGGGCTCGTCTGTTCGTGGGCGTATTCTAATGTATGGTCTATGAGCGTTCTACAGGGCTTTAGGGGCGGTCTAATGTTAGCGTGTAGTTCATCATGCCAACTAACCTCTAAAGGCAGTACAAGTCCTCCTATTTGTCTGTAACGACGTTCTGCTGATGTCTGGTAGTATCTTCGCTCCCACATAACGTGGTGAAAGTTTACCTCTGAGTGTTTAAGTAATCTCTTGTCCCTGTTAATCCATCTGTGCTCGTGAGTTGCTTCTCTGAGGTCGATAGGACGGATGGACTCCATATCATTCCCCGAACGGCAGTTCTGGTTGGTTAGTTTCTTGAACTGGTCGGTAGTGGTCGCTCATGTAGGGTTCTACTGGACCGTTAAAAGGTGTCAGGAATCTTCCTATAGCCTGAGCTACCTTCGTTACCCTCGGGAAGAGGTCTATCTTGAAGTCTATTTTGTCTATTTCCATTGTTGTCCCTTCTTATGGTTATATTATACTCTACGAGTCAATACTATAAGTTATTGATGTTGCTGTTTAGAACATCGAGGGTAGTCTTGAGAGCGAAGTAGACAACTGGACCAATCTTAGCGTCTTGTAGGACGGCTGCGATGATAGTAGCGACACAGACGAGGATAGCTCGCTCTGCTGCTTTACCGAGGGCTGTTTGTGGGGTTGGTAGATTAAACATTATTTTACTCCTAATCGTACTATTAGTTTTCTTAACAATTCACCGAATCCATTTAATAGGGCTGTGTCTTCACCGCTGCCTGTAGCTACTTGGGCTTTGAGCGTGGCTATTTCTTTATCTTTAGCTGCTACTGTAGTAGTGAGTTGGTTTACTTGGTTGGTAAGGGTAGTTATTTGCGTCGTTAATTGTGCGACTTTAGCATTTAGTGAAGTTACTTGCGTTGTGAGTGCTTTGACTGAGTTCTGGGCGTTCGTTAATTGAGTGCGGTAACTATCGGCTTCTGGTTTTGCAACTTGGAAAAACCTTTGCTTGCTTTGACCTATCCAGCCAGCTCGTTCTGCTGCTGTACCAGGATTGCCTCTTAGTAATAGATAAGCCTCTTGGACTTCTGCGTCGTTTTGGAACATATTGTTTCCTCCTGCCACTGGTGGCGTTACTTGGTTATATTTACCAGCAAGCCAGTCTGCTGGCGGTATAAATGCTGCGAATGATGAAGGATAAGTACCCTCTTTATTAATATCCCAATGAACATGTGGGCCTGTAGAGAGACCCGTAGTACCTGATTTAGCGACTATCTCACCTTCTGAAACTGCTCCGTTTGGTTTAATGAACTGAGAGTTGTGCATGAGTCGGTGGGTAAAGCCCTGATTGTCACGAATAACTACCATGTTGCCACCTGTTGGGCTGACTACTTGAGTTAAAGTTCCTGATACTGGGGCGAATACATTACTCCCTGTGGCCTTTGAATAATCCACACCCGAGTGATACCCGAACTTAGCGTTTGAATCTGGTACACCGAACTCCGTTGTTATGGTGTACGGTGAGTCTACTGGTCGTCTCATTACCTACTCCTATTCTTTTATTTGAAAACCGTTACTGTTGAACTTGTACTGGTAGTGTCTGTTTAGTAGAGGGAGAACTTGTACTGTGTAATCTGCGGTAGTTTCTATACGGCAGGTTGAGCCGTTAGGGATATACTCAGGTACTTTTCCGTAAGAGAACTTATACTTAACTGGTGCGACTTGTTTACTCACTTGTAGGTCGTTTATCTGGGTGTAGGCGTACTTCACTCCATTACAGATAAGTCGAACATCAAAGTTAGCTGCGCTGTCTACGTTTGTCCAAGTTTCACCTGAAACGATAATTGGCTCGTTAAGGTCGTATTCTGATTTATTGGTTTCCATGAGGGTCGCTGATTTAACTACCTGTCTAGGAAAGAACCACATACCAATGCCAATCATGATGAATCCTGCTGCGCCGTATAAGAAAGCTGTCAGCCACCTGACGATAATGCGCTCAGTCCGTGTCACTTCATGAACCTTCCTGCTGTAGCTGCTGCTATAGCTAGGGCTATAAATGTACCGACTGCCCCATAAACTAGGTTTTTAAGATACTTAACGTCATCTTTCAGTGAACCAACCTCTACGTTGTAGGTGTCTTTATTAACAAAGTTATGGTCAACCTTTTTATCAAGTTCCTTTAACTTCGTGTCAATAGCGTCTAAACGGTAAAGGACGAGTTCTGCGTTGTTTTCTTTTAGTTCTTTAGCGGTCATTGTTTTGTCCTAGATGTAGTTAAATACCAGTTGTATCGACTGTGTAACATCATCTGAGTCCAACCCATATGTACCAGCTGCGTTAGTGGTTTTTGCTATACCGTAGTATGTTGTTGCACTCGTTGGGGATATGAACTTAGAGATGGTTGCAGGAGTGGCCCTTGCGATTACTGTAGTATTATTTGTGACCCTAATATTGGCCGTAACATCGCCAGTTTCAACAGCACTTGTTGATGTTGAGATAGCGTAGTCACCAGATGCAGCGGTAGCCGACGCAGGCATATAAAAAGGTATAGTGCCAATCAAGTTCCATACACCAGTAGGTGCAAGTATCTGGTCACCATACCACTGTGCGTAAGTTGTGTTAGTTTTTTCAGCTTGTTGTATTCGGTAGCGGGATTCCACAATCCACTTACCCTTATCTCTAGGAAAACCATACGGCACATCTTGTGTACTGTAAGACATACTTGAAACTCCACCACTTGTAGGGATAGCGTAACCTTCTGGTACTTGAACTGTTAGGGTAGTGTTAGTAGAGAAAGCGTTGGCGGTGATTATTCCGTATTCAGTTGTTCCTGTAGCTCCACCAGCGAACGGGGTGTCTGTAGCTGTAGCTAAAGCTCCACCGTTAGCTGATAGGTTGTTAGCGTTGGCGTTTGAGTCGTTGCCGTTTCCGTTGAATGAGAACAGTGAAACAATAGAAGTCTCTGAGCCAGTCATACCTTGAGATATGAATGTCTGAATTGTGGATTGAGTGATTTTAGCTGATGAATACCAGGCTTGAGCGATTTTGCCGTCAAATGTCGTACCACTATTATATGCCCCAATATTCAAATCGCCAGCCTGGACTAGAGCTGTAGGGTTTGTGCCACCTCTTGAGACTACGGCAGGTACATTTACACCGTCAATCATTATGTAAGAAGTAGTTGTAGTAGCTGTGAAGGCTGACATGTCTAGTTGTGCAGCGACATGCACCCATTTGTTGAGAGGTATGGACTGGTAAGAAGTCACCTTGCTTACATTTGCTACGTTGGCGTTATATCCACCAAGTTGAATTGTTCCGTCAGCATTTACGGCCAACAGCCAACCACTAGTACCATTGAAACGAGAGATAATCCCACCCAATGTATAACTCTCTAGCTTTATCCAAGCTCCAACACAGAAGTCGTCTGTAAATGTAGTTCCTGCTGGTGAAGTCTTAGACCAATACTGTGAACTACCACTCTCTAAATCAGTACACTGAGTAGGAGCTGTTACTGTTCTTGTTAGTTTAAGTCTCATACCGTTTGATACAGTGTCTGTAAGGTCGTTAGAGTTAAATACTAGGTCGTAAGAACGGTTGCCGTTGTAGGTAACTGTGTCAGGTACATCAGCGAGGTCTGACCAACCTTGAGGTGTAGTAGTGAACAGAGTCTTAAGTGAGTTAAACCAGTCAGCTATAGGAGCCATGATTACTTTAGTACCAGTAGTGTGAGCGATAGCTGTAGAGTTATCGTAGCCACGTCCGTTACCAGGACATACTACTTTAGTGGCTGTCTTAGATGAGTAGTATATAATCTCACGATTAGTAGTAGAGTCAGGGTCTATAACTAGAGTACCCTCACTGTTAGTGGGTATGATGTCTAGAAATATATCCGTGTCTGTATCCGTGCAATCAGCTGTTAAATACGCTGTGTAAAAATTCTCACTTTCCCAATCGGCGCTTAATAAACCAGTAGCCATTATGAGTACCTCTTTCCTTCTGCTTGTAATCTTTTTCTCCAAGCTTTTTTTCTAGTATAAGAACATTGTTTACATCTACGGCTACCATCTTTTTCTATCCTAGTATTCCCTGCACTATATTCATGGTTTTTTGGACAGTGTGTTTTTGCTCTGTTCAAAGACGGAACAGTAATTGGAGACCTCAATAGATTTTCTTTTTGAGTAACTGGCTCAAGGTGTCTCGGATTAACACAAATCCTGTTTCGACATAAATGGTCGAGTTGTAGTCCTTCTGGTATCTCACCTATCAACATCTCATAAACAATTCTGTGAGGATTTCTCACCACATGGTTTCGGCTTATCTGGCCATAGCCCGTGTTAGCTGGCTTGCCAGTCCAATACCAACAGTCGGTGGTCACAGTGGTACGCTCGACTATCCTGTTCCATAGAACAGAATCTGTCTCTGGTTCCCATGTTGATGAAAGTAATTCGCTTGCCATAGTGTTTATCCTTTTCTTATCCTAACTTAACTTTAGTTTTTTTTCTAATAGATTTTGGTATCTTATACCTTACCTTCTGTACCTTACGTTTAGTATTGACTGAAGGAGGTTCGTAACTCTTGTCTCCACTAAGGAGTTTAGCGAGGTTAATTTGAGTCTCTTTATCGAAGAACTGGCTGCTAAACTGGCCAGTTGACATACCCATGCTCTTTGCTAGGTCCTGTATGCTCTTTAGGTCATCTTCTGTAAAATCTATTCCCTCGTAAACAGCCTTTGCACCAGCTTCCTGTAGCTTATAGGTGTCTAATGAACTCCAAAACGCCGTCATTTGATTCCATTTATCTTGGTTAGCCTTAATCCAGGCACTTCTGGCAGGTGAAGATAGGGTGCCATCTTTCTTTAGTTTTCCATTATTTTTAGGCAGAGCGTTAAACTCATTCATCCACTGTTGCACCTCTGGTGATGCCTTAGGATAGCGGTCAAACTGTGGGAGGCCAAGGAAGCTTCTCTTTGCTCGTTGGTAGTTCTCTGTCTTTTGGTAGTATTCGGTAACGTCTGGGTTATCGGCATAGAACTGTGCCTTTGCTTCACCATTTAGCGTCTTTAGTCTGTCTATTTTAGTCTGTAGCTCTTTAGACGCTTGTGGGATAGTGAGCCCCATAGGGTCTTTCTGGTTCTTCTTATCGGCTGGGATAACTTTATCAAAGTACTCACTGCGTTTTTTATTGAAGTCATCTATCCATGGGTTTAGTTCTCTTATAGCCTTCTCTTCGTAGTTACCAGGCGAATAATTGGCCATCATGTTTAGAACTATCTTAAGGCGGTCTGGTGGAAGGTCAAATAGTGGGTCTCCTGGTTTACCCTGGTTTCGTTGAAGTTTATCTAGATTCCTTGAGGCTTCAAACACTTTAGGGTATTTAAGCCATGTAGTAGCTTTAGCGGCTGAATCATAGTAGGTTTTGTCATTAAGCTCAACACCATCAAAGCCTTTTCTAGTTGGCATAATGGTGCCTTCAAAGGCAGCCTTTTCATTTTTGTTAAGACCTTTTGTCGCAGCTGCTACGTTGTCATAGAATTTAGCCCCTTCAGATTTATTGTAGTTCTCAATTCCCTGTGCCTTAGAGAACGCCCTAGCATATCCCTCCGATACAGACTGACCACCAACTTGCTCTTCAGGTATTCTGCCTAATTTTACAAGGCCTCTGTCTACTGCATTAAGTGCTTGAGAACCCACGGTACCAAATGTGTCTTTTATGAATCGCTCTACTTTTATTGGAGATTTGTTTAATATATCACCTATAAATCTTGCAGTCCCCGACGTGTTTTTAAATGCCTTGTCCTGAGCTTCAACATCTGAATTCTCTATATATCCAGGTACTATCTCATTGCCAGTATAGAGGTCTCTGTTCGCAGCCCCCTGAAGTACTGGCTTAATAATCTGTGGTGTAAAGGTAGAAACATTTTGTGATGGTTCTGACAGTTTAATTGGGCCACTAAATGCCTCTGCCATATCTGCAAATACTTTTACTGCGTCTACAGTATTGCCAAGAGCTGCTTCCGTACCCCTGCGGAAAGGTTGGTAAAGATTAGATACTCCTGGAGGAAGCGGTATTTTTATAACGTCATATGTACCGTCTTCGTTCTGTTTTGTTCCTGGCGGTACGAGTATGAGGCTGTTTTGTTTCTCATATTCTGGGATATTGTTATAGACTGCTTTTCTATCTTCATCTGACATGTTCCAGGCCGTCGCAGTGGCAAGTGGTACTCCAACAAAAGCGGTACCCTTTATAAGCGTTTTAGCAGGTGCCTCGCCGACTCTTTTAATCAGCTGACGAGAACCCTGCACTCCTGGGTTAAAGTATGGAAATACGAGGTTAGCTACACGGCCCCATTGACCAGCACGGTTAAAGTCAACCGTATTCTGCCATGCCGCTAGAGTAGCTTGCATCAGTGCATCTTCTTCTGATAGGCCATCTTTTATTGCTTTCTCGTATACTCCCTTAAATCCTTGGAATCTTGTCGCTTTTTCAGTTACAGATGCAAAGTCTTCTAGGGTACGAATTGGATGCAGTACTGCTTGCCCATACTTACTTTTTGAACCAGCTACCTCTCCAACTACTTGAGATGTCTTTTTTAAGTTTCTGGTAAGGTCGAAGGAGGTAGTGTCTCCAGCTATTGAAAGGAACTTATTCCAAACGGGGTCATCATTGCTTACCCCGAAATCTTTCATAGCACCCCACAAGCCGTCTAAGAAGTACTTACTCGTAGCAGGTGCATTCTTAGACATAATTGCCTGAGTGGCTTGGTCTCTTACTAAGTTCTTGGTCACGAATACTGGGTTAAGGCCTGTCGTACCAGCTCTAAATAGTCTTCCTGGAGCAGCAAATATCTTACCAACTATATCCAACTGGAATGGTGATATTCTCTGCACTGCTTCTTTCATGTCTTTGGAGACTTCAAAGTATCTTGGACTTCCACCATCTAGTACTTTGATAACGTTTCTTCTTGCTGCTTCACTCTGGGAAATTTCTTTAGCTTGGCCACTATCTACTAAAACCTCAACAAGACCCTTGCCAACCTTATTCCTTTGAATCTCGGTTTGTATCTTTTGGGTATATTCGAGAGCAGTCTCACCGACTGGGAGCACCTCTCTCTGTGAACCAGTTCTCTTTTGAGAAGCTATGGTGGAACCTAATTGGTATGATTTTCCTTGTTGCCCAGTTTGGAATACGTCTTCAAAGTCACGTTGAAGCCTTACATAATCTGGGTCAGATATAAATTGTTGGAATTTCTCTTCACCAATAATCCCATTGTCCCTCATGTCCTTAGCTAGACCAAAGTAGTAATCTCTCAATGAGTTATACCTTGTTTCAAATTCTCCGCCCTGTTGGACAATAGCCTGTAATTCCTCTACAGAACGTGATGTCGGTAAGCCCTCTCTGGCGTTAGCTAGTTCTCTCCTGGCCGCAGCATAAATATTGAAATCTTTGAGCCCTTGACCGTCTAGGCCACTTAACGCTGCCTGAATCTCTGGAGATTGTGTAAATCTAACTGCACCAACTGAATTGGCTCTACGAGCAAGACCACTCTCATACATAAACTTATCAACGAGACCTTTTTCTCCAGTCTGTTTTTCTATATTCTTTAACTCTTCAATAATGTAATAGTCGTCATCTATAAACTTCTGGCCAAGATTAGTTTTTATGTTTTGACCCTTCGGCTGGACTATTTGACCTTGAGCTATGTCAGCAGCAGTGCTTGGTACGCCTTCTGGGGCTGTCTGAGCTATCGGAGCTTGTGAGATGTTAGATTGTGCTGGAAGGTCTTCTACGGCCTGTTCTAGGGCTTTCTGTGGCTGTATAGGAGCAACGTCTGGGATAGCGTTATCAACTACCTCCCTAATTTTTGCAACGCCAGCCTTGTTCTTAACTTGTTCGACCATATTATTTGGTACGTCTATAAATTGGAAGTTGTCTGCTTGACCAGTAATATTATTCTGTCTAAAAGCAAGGTCATCTATGTTAGTAAAGAAATAGTCACTGGTTTGTCCGTCGCCAACCACCTGGAATAGTCTAGTTGTACCAGCTGGTCGTGGAACAAGTTCTGCTTCGTCTATCAACTTGCCAATTTTGCTGTCAGTCAGGCTGTCTACGGGTACGCTGCCACGCTCACCACGGGGAACTGGACTTGTGTCTACCGAAGTGGATGCCTCATCAACCAATCTTCTAATATTAGATGACTTCTTTTCGTTTACTACACTGTCTAGTATTTTGTCTATCTGGTTATCTGGCAGTTCTGTTGATTCTTTAAGTATGATTCTGGCTACTTCTGGGTCGGTTGTTTTGGCAAGTAGTCTTGAGGTTGGGTCTTTTGCGTACTGCCAAACCTTGCCAGCTAACTCACCACCAGCAGTTAGACCACCACCAAACAGAGTACCAGTAAGTGTGCTATTAATTACCTCCTGTTTAGTCGGATTTTCCCGTGTAGAGTATGCCCCCAAGAAGCCGCTACCAGCTCCCTGTGCAGCACCACTTGCAATCTTTTTGGCAGCTATAACACCTGGTCTTGCTCCTTTAGCAGCACTACCAACCGTACCAGCAGTAACTATATCCAGACCAACCTCTGCGGTACCAGCCAAGAATTTTCGCTTATTTGTACCTGATTCTACTTCTTTAGCTGTCTTTGCAGCTTCAGCTGGCGTTGACTGCCTAAACAACGATGAATAGTCATTCTTTTTAAATCTGGCATTTTTCTGTATATCGGAGGCGAGTAGCGTGTTTTTTAGTTCAACATCCGCTGCCTTTTCCTGGGCTTTCCTAAGAGACTCACCAGCACCCAACGCCCGAGCAATACCCTCTCCAACCGTACTATATCCACCAATGAGTGATTTGAGGTCTAGTGCTACTTTTGGTTTTGGTTGAATTCTGGTAGCAACCATGTTTGGGTTTCTGCGAATAACAGAGCCGCCATCAACGCTTCTAAGGGTTCTTTCTGGAGCTGTGGTAACTTGAAGAGGCCTCCCCTGTGATTGGCGAAGCAGTCTGAGTCTCCTCAACTCATCTTGGTTAGAACCCTGTAAGTCCATTTATTTAAACCGCCTGTGCTTGTTTTTCTTCTTGTGATAGTTGTAAGTTTAATTCGCCTAACAGTTTCTGAGCGTCTTCTGAAGCTAGTCCTGCGTTATTCACCAGTTGTGTAACTACTGAGCGTTTTAGTGCTGTAGGGATAGCTGATTTAAGAACGTTGTCTAGGTTAGCTTTAATAGAACCCATTCGTGAAGCACCTGGAACTGTTGTGTTAAGGGTGTTCATGTAAGCAGCCTGTGACTGGTTTCCAGCTCGTGAAGCCTGTAGTGTTCGTAGTTTAGTATCTAGTTCGTTTCGTAGGTTAGTAAGAGTATTCTCGTCTTCTATAGCTGCTAGTTGGTCTAAGATGGCTTGAGTGCCGCCCTTTTGAGCGTTAATATCAGCCTGAGTCTGAGATATGTATTGACCAACCTTGGCAAGGTCTTCTCGCTTGTTAGCTTGAATATCACCAAGACCACGCTGGAATCCTCTAGTAGCAATACCTTCTTTGTCTTGACGGTATGAGCTATCGTAAGCTCCTCTAGCTGCATAGCTCTGTCCGATAACTGGGAACTGGTCGTTAAACTCGCCAGTGTAGTTTTCAATTTCTCGTCCATACTTGCTTTCTAGTTGTCCAGTTTTCTCACGAGCTACTGTACCAATATCTCCATAAAGAGCATCGTATACTCCAGTGATAGAACCCACTAGGTTAGTAACTGCTGCACGGCCTTCTGCTAGTTTAGCTTGACGTTCTGCTTCTGCTGATATAGCTGGGTCTACATAACCGCCGCCATCACCAGTGTATCCACCGTAAGAGTCTGTAGCACCTAAAGTACCACTAGTGTTGGTTCCAGCTTGCTGTGGGTCATATGTGTTAATTGGTGATGAAGTTTGTGTGTTAGGAACTCCGCCACCGTATTGAGTGTATGAACCTGAACTACCAACTACGTTAAGAGCTGGCTGTGAGCCGCTTACTCCAGTGTTCCTTATTCTTTGTGTTTGTATGGCAGATACTCCTGATAGAGTGCCTGGTGTTGCTACGCTTACTCCCATGATTTTAATTCCTGTTTAAAAGTTAATGTTCATGGTTACATTTTTACTACATAATATCATAAGTATATCTTTCGTGAACTGTCGAAAACATAATGTGTGAATGGGAAGTAGGCAAGGATATACCCCAGGAAAACGAAGTTCTCATTAAGGCGGTCATTCTGAATCTTAAACTTAACTGTACGAGAGTTAGTGTTAACTACTACTCTTTGTGGCTCATCTGAGAACAACGTATCTTCAGATGTCTCCATAGTTCCAAACCCAAGTCCTTGTTGTCCCAGCGGCAAGAGCCCCATCCCGTCCACAGAACCCTGGGATATAGTTCCTGTGCCTAGCAAGGCTCCGCCGTCTGTGTAAACTGTAATATCAACCTGTCCTGCTAGTCGCCTAAATACTAAACCTATATCTACCCAATACTTCATAATGTCAGGATTCTTAGCATCAAAGGCCTTAGAGACTATAAAAGCATCTATAGCTGTACCATCATCGTTATAGGTACCAGGTTCGAACTCGTATATTTTAGTACCATCAGAGCTTAGAAAGTAGAAGTGTTCATCATTGCTTGTATCGACATATTTAATATATCCAGTAGCGTTAAAGTTAGTCCACTTGCTCCATGACTGGAACCTGCGGTCATATACTAGCGTAAGAGCTATCGTAGAACTGGTAGTTGGGACTGACAGGAAGTACTTGTTGTCGTAGTAGTGTGCTTTGCACTTCTCGTAGTATTGAGGATTAATAGAGTCTATTGTGGGCTGGATTCTAACAGATAATACATTAGTACGAATAGAGGTAAAGAAGTTAGGTTCGTTTCCGATTACACGAACACCTTCACGAGAAAGGAAGTAGATGTCATTTTCTACAGCTTCGATAGTTTGGTGCCCTACGCATCCAGTAGAACCAGTCACAAGTGACACTACTGGGTCGCCGTTATTATCAAAGTAGAACTGGTAAATAGAACGCTCCTTAAAGACTAAAACTATATCCTGATAGCGAGCTAACCCCGTTATTCTATCTCCGTCATTCTTACGAACATCTATATAGTTAGCCTGTGGAGGGGTTGCGTCAGTGAATACAGTTGCTCCTGGTACTTCAGTAGAGTTGTTAAGTAATGTAGCACTTCTAGTAAACATTCCTGGGTCGTCTGTAGCAGAGATAAATAAGCGGTTAGGTTGTCCTAAAACTCCCGCAGCTATTTGGACTGATTGGTAATATATAGAAAACTTAGCTCTCGGAAGTGTTCCTGGTCGTGATAGTACTGTGCCTGTCCACTTAGCTCCACCAGATACTCCGTCCCATATGTAGAGGTCATCTACAGCAGTAGTCATACCTATTTCAGCAGATGAGCTAAACGATACAGATGTGTTTGAAGAGAAAGCCCCAGCAGATGCGTATTTAAATGTACCACCGTCTACAGTACATATATGTCGGTAGGTTTCTGTAACAAAGTTACCAAGCCCCTTAGCAGCGGTCAAACCAGTTAGGGCAGCACTATAGCCACTTCTCTTTCGAGCTACACCGCCCTCATCATACTCAATGTTCTGGGAGTCTGAAAACTCCCTGTCGTCTATGAGAGAGGGAGATACAAGATTATTAAAACCCTTTGATGGGTTGTAGACTACTTGGCGATTAATAGCCCTCGGTCGGCGAGATGGTATGTTAGTCTGCCTTTTAGACATCGTAGCCGCCGCCTATACGGTAGTTGTTAGCGTCACTTATCTTACGCATCTTCCGTTTAGGTCGGGAGCCTTGTACGGCAGCTATTGATTCAGTAAGTCGTTTCTGGAATAACGCTTCGTCTTGAGATATGTCTGCGTTAGGGTCTTGTGCTAGTTTAATAAATCGTCTTACACCTTGCGCTACCACAGCATCGTCTTCAAAAGGAGTTCCTATAGAAGCATTTATCTCTGGAGCCTTAGACTGAAATTTTGTAAATATGTTTGTTATGCTAGAGTCTTTTGTTCTCAAGAGATAAGTGCCATCTGATTGTGCTTCTAGCCAGAGTTTGTTGTCTCCGTCTATGTACCCTGTTTGGTCAATTAGGTTTACCTCATCTACGAGGACTTGGGTGTCACCCTCATAGAAATAAGCCTGTAATTTATGTTGGTAATCAAATGTAGATGGTAATGAGGCTATACCAGAAGCTACGGTTAGTTCTAGGTTCACTTGTGCAAAGGGCCAAGGGTAGGCTCTGTATATCTCTTTAAGGGTGTTATGAACAAAGTTAGTCCTAACAGCAGTAGTAGCAGACTGAACAGTTCGCTCTCCGTTTAGGTAAGCTACTGTTAGTAAGAAATCAGTTATGTATTTCATAGTGCCTTTCTAGTAGCGGTTAGCCACCCTGTACTCTGGAAATGCGTCCCAAAGTGCTTTATGTAATTTAACAGCGTCCTCTTTCTTGTGGCTGTTCTGTAGTCGGTCAAATTCTATGTCTGCTTTTAAAGCGTGCCAGATATACTCTGGGACTTTAAACAAGTGTCTCATGGACTTCTGTTCACTCTGTTGGAAGTCATTAAACGGATTAGCGTTACGAATGTCAGCTACGGCAGCACAGTGTTGGCTATCGGCGTAGATAAAGTCTGGGTGAATCTTAAACAATAATCTCTTAATACTTTTTAATCTAGCAGACAGCGGAAGACTCTGAATGTCCCTCGCTTCTTTCTGGAGGTTATTGTACTTGTCTAGGGCTGTAGTGGTGGTTGTGTTTGATACTCTCATAATTGGATACTCTCCTTGGGAGGGACCGAAGTCCCCCCGTAGCAAAGTACTTGCCTTTTAACCATTTTATGTTAAAAGAATACGCGGCCTAAAGCGTTAGCCTTCTCGTTCAAAGCTTCAAGAGTCACCTCAGTGATGATTTCTTTAGCCTTAAAGTCACCAGTTTCCGCTAGGTCTTTTGTGAATGGGTCACGGTAGAATGCAAGACCCCAAGTGTTTTCTTTGACAGCGATAACGTCAAAGCCAGGAGTTGCAGTAGTACCATAGTCACCACTTACAGTAACGTGACGGTGTGCAAACAACTTAACGTTGTGAGCTGCGTCAGCTTCGTAAATATCAACAGCGTTGACAAGTCGCTTGTCGTTAGCATCGATATTTTTCGTGTTTCCAGCAGTAAAGCCAGAGATACGTCGCTTACCCTTCATAGAGGTGTAAACAGCGTCAACCATTTCACCAGTCTGAGTCCAGGTAGCTTCAAACATGTCGTTAAGTACAGTCTCAGTAAGAGTTGCACCAGAGTAGTTTGAAACGTTAGTTGTAATCCAGTTCTTGATACCCTTCAATTGTCGAGCAGAACCAGAGCCACTGACAGAAGCTACACCAGAAGCGATAGAACCACGCAAGATAGCGTATTCCATGTCGTTCTTTAGAGCCATTGTCTTCTCACGGATTTCTTCAGCCATTCGGTCGCCGCCAACACGGTCAACACCAAGCTCTGTGCCAGTGATTTTAGCAGTCTTAGCAAAGATTTGAGTAACGTTCTGTAGACGACTTGGGTCGTTAGCAGCGTCAGTTGGTGCATCGCCACCTTCAAACTGTGCGTTGTTACCTACAGTTTCGACAGATTTCTGAATCCATTCGTGTAGTGTGTTTGTTGCTTTTGATTTCTTTAGACCAGTTACCAATGGGTATTGTACTGGTGCGATTAACGTAAGTACGTCAAGTAGGGATTCTCTTCGCCCTACATCTGGGTAAGTAAAGTTTACGCCGTTAGTTGCCATTTCTTTATTCCTTTTTAATTAGTTAGTTTATTGTGAAGCCCAAATGCCCGATTGCAGGATTGAGTACCAAGCGGTTCCATCACTTACTAGAGTAATCCTATCGCTTTTTACATTAGTCGCTGCTGTGTTTTTGATGCCAGTACCTGCTGCTGTAACAACAGAGGCACCGCCTTCAGATGCTTTTATGTTAAATACTACTGAGCCAGTAGGGTTTACTAGTATTTCACTTGCTGCGTTATCACAGATGAATGTATAGGTTAGTCCTGCCTGAACTGCTGGTAGAGTAAACGTCTGAGTTGCTGAAGTCTTCGTAGCTATCACAACGCTGTTTGACTCTTCAATTGTCATTGTTCGAGTGTCAGCGGCTGTTGATATTACGTTGGTAAGACCCAACATAGCATCTCTATCGACATAAGTAGCTTGACTGTCCATATATGAACCTGCCATATACTACCTCTTTCTAAATCTTACCTTCTTTTATCCATTGCGAGAATAAGTCGTCTGCTGCACGGGTGTCGCCGTTTGAAATGCGGTCCCATGTATCATTTTGCTTAGAATCACCCTGGTTAGCGGTAGATGTCTCTAGTGAAGCTGCTTTTTGAATCTTCCTCGACACATTAGCCTCTGCTCGTCCCTCACTCTTTGCAGTAGTGAATCGAGACATAATAGAGTCTGCTATTTTAGGCAGAGCTACGTTTTTACCTTGGTAGGCATTTGCAACTCTTTGGTTAAGGATGATTTCACGTAACTCTTTGTCATTCTTGACTTGAGGGTACTTCTGTTCAATCTTTTCCCAGGCCTTAGCCTCTGCTCGCTCGAATCTTACTTGCTCAAGTACACGGTTATGGATTTCTTGTGCAACCGTATTAGGGTCTACATATCCGTCCTGTGCTTGGAACTCATAAGGCTGTGTAGGAAGTTGATAGTCAACTGGACTGTCTTCTTCTTCAGCTTCAGTTGTTAATGTTGCTTGACCTTCTTCCTCTACAGGCTCTTGGTCAGTTGGAGCCTCTGCTCCTTCAGCTATCGGTTCTGCAACTGGTTGCTCTTGAACCTCTGGCTCGTTTGTGTTTTCGATTTGTGTATCGTCAACTATAGGTGCCTTTGTGGCATCATCATTATCCATTCTGTCCTCCATTATGCTGAGCTAATGCTCTTGCAAGAGTATTAAGTTATTTGTACGCCATCTGGTAAGTAGGTGCCTCTACCGCATTTCCGACACGTCCAAGGTGTGAATCCTTCGAACTCGTCACCTTTTTCTTTAACGAACTCGTGTTCGCATTTTGTATCGTTTATTGGTTTTAGCTCTCTTAGGTCGATGACCTCATCGTAACCATTTATGTCATTATTCTCCGTTGAACCCGTATTAAAGTCAAGCGGTTTGTTATCCATCGTTTCGTGCTTCGGTTAACCTGTTATTAATATCTTCAACATCTACTGTACTGTTTATGGTATTAAGTAGTTTCTGTGCCATAGCTAATTGACCAGTGTCGTATACATAAGCATTGTGGTCGTTTATGTATGTTTTGCCACCAATAACCTTAATTAGATTATTAATCTGTGCTTGTAGGTATTCGGTAACTATAGCTCCATCTTCACTATCTACGAATCTTTTAGCCTTACCAGCTTGTTGTAGTTTAGCTTCTAGTGCTGCGATATACTTTTCTCTCTCACTTTGCATTACATTCCTCCTACTGAACTTTCAAATCCTTGAGTTGCGCCCTGCATGCCTTGGATAGCTGCCTCTTCAGGAGATTGACCGCCGCCAAGCTGAGGGAGTCCTTCTTCTTGTTCTGGTACGACACTCTCCATAGGAGCTACAGCTTTCTCTAAGTAACGTGATACATCTTTAACTGAGAAGTATTGGGCTAGTTCCTCTATGAACTCACCATACTTAATCTTAGGTACAGAAGTTGGGTCTTGGAAGAACCGTGCTTGTTCTATAGCTAGTTTCTGTGTTTGACCTACTTGTACTAAGAATTGGAGAGCTATGTCTCTTCGCTCGTCCTTGGTTAATGGCAATAGTGAGTCGTCATCTATAGTTAGTTCAATCTTTCCTTGGTAGTCAGAAGGGAGGATAATGTCTGGCTTTTGTTCCCCGTCCTGTTGGTATTCAACCATTTCTGGCTGGTCTTGGAACTGAGCCAAGTTAGAAAGCCAAATCTTTCCGACTATAGACATAGATTGTTTGAAGTTATCCCGCATGAATCCTATCTTCTCGGTAGCAGCTTCGGTAATTAGGGATATACCCTTGGCAGTACCAGCGGTCTTGTCAGTAGAGCTGTTCGGTACACCAGAGATATACTGTGGTACAGTCGCTTGTTCAATAGCTGCGTTAAGAACGTTGTTTACTTGGGCAATTTGAGCAGGATTAGGTTCTGGGAATTTAAATTGTGTAGGAGGCGCACCCGTGAACGAAATCTCTCCACCTGGTTCTACAATGAAGTCGTTAGTCAAAGTTCCGTCTTCATACATAATCATAGAATCTAGGGATACGTTTAAGTTATCCATGTAGTGGTTAAAGACATCGTTAGTAGCAGACTGAAGTGTAGCGTTGTTCTCGAACAGTGATTCACCCCAAGGAGAGAAGGTCTTCTTGCGTATATAAAAAGGAACTATTGGGAAGTATTTGTGCCAGTAACGCTTAGCTTCTGAGCGAATCTCAACCCATGAATGTCCCTTACCTTCAGCATAGGTTGTTAAGTAAATGCCATCAGCTTTACGTTCATAGCACTCATATATGGTAGCTGTTTTAACAGTATCATCTGTCTGGAAAGTCATCTGTGAGTTAACTACTTTGTTTCGAGCATTGTTGTAGTTATCAAAAGTTGTGTAATTAGGTTTATCAAATAGTTTAGATAAATCGTACTTCCCGTCAGCCTTTAGGTCTTCAAATGGTTTAAAGTATCTGACAATCATATAGTTGGCTTTAGACCAGCTAGGTGAGTTAGGTGATACAAATACGTTAAAAAAGTTGAGTGGCTCAAACTGGTTACAGCCCTTAGTGTAAGAATCTTCTATATCTTTGTCTGGGTTCTTGACCATTCCGTCTTCATCAATCTGTTTTGAATAGACCTTTTCGGTTTTAACTTCCCAAGAAAGTTTAGCCCATCCTGTGCCAGCTACTACTGCATCTGTTAGAGTATCTGCAACTTTAAACTTTATTGGTTCATCTGGTGCGTTTGAATAATCATACTTTAGTTTGGCATCTAAGCGCATCTGTCGCTTTTGCACGTCTTCAGGCACTACAAAACCAGCTTCTTCTAGCTCGAGTTCATCTATCTTAGTCTGAAAGAAAGGCACTACGTTAGATAAGCGGGAAATTAGGTCCCAAGCTTTACTAGCTAATACTGGTATATACACCTTACTGCGCCAAGGGGCTATGTTGTCTGTGTTTTGAACTGCGTACATAATGTCATAATATTTTGAAGTTCTTCGAAACAGAGGTGTTTGTGCCTCTTCTGCTTTCTCGAACCTTCGTTGCCAAGTGTTTGCTTTATCGCTCATGGTTTATTCCTTATATTAGTATATTACTTTTTCTTGCGAGATTTACCAGCACTATTTATTTCTTCTCTTTTTCTATAACCTGAATAGCCTCTTGAATCTTTTGGTGCGTCTCTAGGTTAGCCACTACCATAGCGCAGGCTTGTTTGATGATTTGTATTGCTTCTTCCTTATTCATACTTCCTCCTTATTAAAATACTAATAACATATCACCAGCGTTTGTTGGTGCACTGAATGTCCAGCCCGTATTTCCAGATACATTCGTTGTGTTAGCTCCAGCAAAGAATGACGCCCCTCCAGTAGCTGCAGAATCTTTCAACGACAGGTAATCAGACGATGCAGTTCCAAAAGCACAAGAAATTGTTGCAGCACTTCCAGCCGATGACGACTGAATCGTTATAAGGTTTCCTGCCGTGCCGTTCACCTGCCAGCCAGAACCAGACGGTATTGTGTAGGTTGCACCAGCTAAGAATTGAACAGTCCGAGCTGCTCCACTAACTGCAAATGCCGTACTAAACGTTGCTGCGCTTGACAGTGTCAACTGTCCAGTGTTAGCCACGGTATAGGTAAATGTTCCGATTGGCTGGTTTTGTAAATCGAGTGTTCTGGTGTTGGTGGTTGTACTTGTTATATTAAATGTTGCAGATGAGCCACTCCAAGTCAACCCACTAGTTGCAATAGATATGATGGTTGATACGCTGTTCGCTCCGAGAGAAAATATTGTTGTTCCTAATGTTATTGAGCGAGTGAGAGACCCCGACGTAACCAGTCGACCCGTTGTTATGTTGTAGCTAGACGAATCGAATGTGCCTGAAATAATGTTAAAGCTCATAGCTGCAGTAGAAGACATAGTATATGCGTCGGCTAGTGTGTATGTACCGCCAGCAGTGTTTACAGTATGGACAGCGTTAGATGAAGCTGGAAACAGTGTCTTTCCATTACATGTTAGAGTATGAGAACCACGTCCTCGATAATTTATGCTGAACGTATTTACTGCTGCGCCAAAGCTCATACCAGAACTTGCGGTTAGACTTCCGAATATTTCGTATGCAGAGGCATTGGTAGTTTGGGTAATTGTACCTGTGTAACCTGTAAAGTCTATGTCTTTACCAAGAACCAAAACATCAGTTGCGGATATGTTGCCAGATGAACCGTTTATAACTACATTATCTTGTGGAAGTGGCACACGACTTGTCCAACGGGCTGCTACACTCCACGCCGAACCAGAGGTTGAGTCTCTTGTTTGGGTTGCTGGCGTCGTTGTTGTCACTACTGAATTACCACCCCTATCTCCAGCTACGCCAGAAGTAATCGCCCAGGTTGCCGCTCCTGCACCAGTAATATCTGCATAATCAAGATTTGACAATGACGTTGCTGCGGCGGTGATTGTTCTGGCTGTCCCAAGTGTACTTGATTGCAACACTACTCGGTTAACAGCTGAGTTCCCGTTCACCGTAAACGTCCCAGTAACAGTAAGACTTCCGTTAAAACTGTAGGTATCTGTTTGTGAGGCTGTTCCAGTAATTGTAAGGTTGTTTACTGACGCTCCAGCAGAAGATATAGTAGCAACGTTTGTGCTCGTTCCGCCAGTGATTACGAAACTCAGACCATTCCAGTTTTTTGTGGAGAGGTTCAAGAGGTTGGCAGTAGTAGCGACACCAGTAGCGGTTACAGTAGCAGTATTTGCGGTTACAGTAAGGTTTGTTACGGCTGTTCCAGTAAATGCTGTAGAAGTGTTTGTGACCGTGATGGCTGATGAGCCAAATGTGACTGTTCTAGCAGTGGCGTTGCCGTAGTTGAACTGACCGAATGAACAGGTCTGCCCATTAGTATTCAAAGTACCCTGGTTGATAGTAAACGTTCCCGATACCGTAAGGGTATTCGACATTGTTAAACTGCCAGTAAAGCCTGCTGAAAAAGTCATTGTCGTACATGAGATGTTTGCACTAGTTGTAACGGCAGCAGCACCTGAGTTTGTGTCAAAAGTAACAGTGTCAGCAGCAGCAATCACCGCAACCGAAGCAGCACCACCAGAGGTTGTAGCCAGCCGATTAGTTACGCCATCATAGGCTGTTGACCCACCAACCCAGAACAAGTTAGCCATGTTATTGCTCCTCTACTGATTGCTGTTCTATAGTAGCTACCCAGTTGTCGTAGCGTTCTTGAAACTTAGCCTGACGTTCTGCAGCGCTGTCTGCTCGCAACTCTGCCATTGAGCTGTAGACAATAGCATCTCTATAGACTACATTTCCTTCTGCATCTTTTACGGTAAAGTCTACTTTTGGTGTTTCTTCAAACATTTAAACCTCCGTTACGACAGATACACTGCCCCATTTACTTGTTGTTGAGTCCCATATAAGACCGACAGTTGTTCGTTTGCTTGTTACTGTAGTTGTGGGAAGTGCTGCACCACAAGCTTCAAATGAAGCGCCCCAAGTTATTGCACGAGGCGTAGCGTTATCCTTAAAGCGGATAGTAAGCTTCTGACCGTTTGTAGGTGTTCCAGAAAGGTTAGTTGTCATTGACGTAATAGCTGCTGCAAGAGCTGTTATGTC